CCTTTGTGGCATCCCTTACTCCTTATCAAAAAGTCCACTTAGGGGGTTTACTTTTAATTTTATCTACGGTATAATATACGTATGGCAAAAGAAAACAAATTAAGAACTACATTAAGAAAGAATAGGATAACTCTGGACGACAAGTATGTTGGTGCAGAGCCTATTTTTAATCCTGGAGAAACCCCAACCGACGAAGTTAAAAGAGGTAATGTATGGCAAAAGTCCATGAATTACTACAACTATCATTATAAGCCAAAGGACTATGTTCCATACTGTATTCGATTTGCTGAAGAGGTACTAGGATATAAAAAGAAAGATATCTTAGCTCTAAAGAAATTAAAAGATTGGCAATTCCTAAAGGTAAAAAGTGCAATACTCCATTTTAGGGGTTGGGAAAATAATGAAAGAGATCTAGAATTTTTTCGTGAAGCATATTCTGAAATATTAGAAAAAGCGAGGACAGTCGTAGAGGAAAAGAAAGAGGAGCAAAAAAAGAAACCACCTCAGATCTCTCCTGTAGAAAGAACACGAAGAAAAGTTATTGATACAGTCTATGGGGACTTCCAAGAAGAAGTTGTTGACCAATGGATTGATGGTAATTATAAAATTAAGTTCGATATGTACAACAAATTCAAACTTGCCGGTCTTAAGTCTAACGCCATTAATATGGTAAAAGATATGATTCAGCTTGATTATGAAGTTCTTAGTGACGCGTATAACAAAACCTGTGATCAAGCTGTAGAAGCTTATTCGCATGTATCTAAACCCCAACTGAAATCAATGATTAAAACCCTAGATGAAGCCTTCTCTGATCTTGAAAGATTAAGAGATTCATTTAAGGCTACAAGAATACCAAGAGCGAAGAAGCCGAAAGCATCCGATAAGCAAGTCATAAATCTTAAATATAACAAAGAAGATCTCGAATCTAAACTAACATCAATTAATCCTGTTCTTATACCAGGTAATTACAGGTTGTTTGTGTATAACGTAAAGCAAAAGAAACTCACTGAGTATATCTGTGATAGAACTAGTGGATTCGAAGTAAGTGGATCAACCCTTAAATTCTTTGATCCTAAGATGAGTAGAACTACAACTTTACGTAAGCCTGATGAGATTCTACCTCAGATTCTAAACAAGACTGCAAGACAGATTGAGAACATCTGGGGAAATCTTACAACTAAAATATATCAACCCACAGGAAGAATCAATTCTGACTGTATACTACTAAGAGTGATGGATGCTTGAAGATAAGATAATGACAAAGAAAAGGTTCTCTGAAGCCGTAGAAACTTTAGTTGCAAAGGAAGATATGTCTTATATAGATGCTATGACTTATTTTGTTGAGTACCGAAAATTAGATTTTCGTAATGTACCAAAGCTTATGACTGATTCATTGAAACAAAAAGTCGAAGCAGAAGCAAAAAGAAATAATCTATTAAGAGAAAAGAAAGGAAATACACTACCTGTATGACTGATCCATATGAAGCCTATAAAGTTTATAACTCAATCAAACTTCACTTTGAAACAGATACATATGATGCAATAAAATATAATTTCAAAACCCAAATCACACCACAATCTTTTTTCAAACGTAAGGATAAATATTTTTTCGCAAAGGTAGCAAAGAACTATGGTAAAGACCTTGTTCATTATTTCGTTTCTAACTTTGTTCGTGGCTCTTCTTATATTGGCGAGATGCTTAATGAAGGGGGCGAACAAAATTACAGAGACCATAAAAAAATCAGAGAGTCAATACACAGAACATTCGAAGTAGATATTAATAAGTTAGTTGACTTAGGATATGATTTCGATAAATACTTTATATCAGACGATGGACAACATCCGATGATAGTAAAAATATGGATGCAAGAAGAGATCAGTCTAGAGACTGTTGTTATTCTAAATTCCATATTAGGGTTTGTACCAAGGGAATCCAAAAAGATATCTGAAACCATTATATGGCCAGACATCAAGAGGAAGATTGAGAAGTATACACCCTTTGTAGATTTCAATAAGGATTCATGTTTAAAAATCCTTAAAAAGAGGTTTACATAAATGTTATATTATGATATAATGTATAATATTATGCGTAAGTGGATAATTCAGTAAATACAACGGAGAAAAATATGTCATTTGCAAACTTAAAGAGCACCCGAGGCTCGTCAATCGACAAACTCGTAAAAGCTGCAGAAGCAGTATCCTCACCCAAAACCGAAACAACATCTTATGAAGATGATCGCTTTTGGAAACCAACCAGAGATAAGGCAGGAAACGGTTATGCCGTAATCCGATTCTTACCCGCAAAAGAAGGTGAAGATCTTCCTTGGGTAAGATATTGGGATCATGGGTTTAAAGGTCCTACCGGTCTATGGTATATCGAAAACTCCTTAACTTCTATTGGGCAGCAGGACCCAGTCTCAGAGTCAAACACTGTACTTTGGAACTCTGGCCGTGATGAGGATAAGGCTATTGCTCGTGAAAGAAAGAGAAGACTACATTATGTTTCAAATGTGTTGGTAATTTCTGATCCTGAAAATCCTCAGAACGAGGGTAAGGTATTCTTATACAAGTTCGGTAAGAAAATCTTTGACAAACTAATGGATCAGATGCAACCTCAATTTGCCGACGAACAACCAGTGAATCCATACGATTTCTGGGAAGGCGCTGACTTTAAGATCAAAATCAGAAAAGTTGATGGTTGGGTAAACTATGATAAGTCAGAGTTTAGCTCTCCAGCATCATTGTTTGAAGGGGATGAATCAAGACTCGAAGAGGTATACAATAAGCTATATTCTCTTCAGGAGTTTGTAGATCCTAAAAACTATAAAACATATGATGAACTCAAAGCAAAGCTGAATCGAGTACTTGGAGTCGATGCAGGAGTTTCAGCAGAAATGCCTGAAATGAAATCAGTAACTGTAAACGTTGTTGATGATTCACCCTTTGAATCTAATGAATCATTAGATTCTGATTCCGGTGATGAGGACGACACTCTAAGCTATTTTGCTAGGTTAGCGAAAGATTAAAAACCCTCACGGTTTTTAGGGGTGCTCGGCACCCCTTTTTTTAGTGTTCAACATGTGGACAAAGGTATCTTATAAATAAGATAATTGGGGATAAAGTTAACCTTTATCAGAATTAACCTATGCATAGGAGAATATAATGAAAGCATTATTTTCTATATTCGTCGGATTGGTTTTTGCTGCTAGTTGCGCATCAGTAGGAGCAGTCATTGAAGGCGGTAAGCAATTCACCACAGGTGTTGTTGATGGGGCTGTTCAAGGTTCCAGAACAATCGTTGGTGCAGTAGCTGATGATGTTGTTTCTGTTGCAACAGTTGCAGTTGATACTACCGTAGGTGTAGTTGATACAGTTGCTGATGAAGTTGACAAACAAACTGACGAATTGCAAGAACCAAAAAAGGATTAATCCTTTTCTCACACAGAGGGAAAAGGCAAGATAATGAAATCGATATTAAGGTATTAATTAAACAAATACAAGAATATTGTTCTGAGAATCCTGAGGAATGCGAATATTAAGGAAAGGGAGCACTAAGCTCCCTTTTTTTTACCTTGTTTCTAATGCTTCGACTGTTCTACTTGGTGTTGGTGTAGCAAGGGTGTATTGATCTCCACCTCTTGTGTCTCCACCTCTGACGTTTGATATGTTTGTTATTGGAGGTATAGTTACAGAATCTGCTTTGAGCTCTACGTTTTCTGCTGAGATAGACATAAGGTTCGAACCCGTAGAACTTGATGTTGAATTCATAGTTTGTGATCCATCGCTCATCGAAAGAACATTTCTTAATCTCTCAATGTGCATTGCCGCAGTCTCTGTTTCAGTTCCTAAATTAGTTAATCCTTTTAGCTCTATATCGTTACCAAGACCAGGTATACTTACGTTACCACCTAATAGAATAGATTCTAAATTACTAACTCCTCTTCCTAGGTTTTGAGAGAATTGATATGCATCAAAATCAATTGTAATGTTCTCAAACTTCTTCAAGGAATCGGCAAACCTTTCAAATGCTGCAGCACCTTCATCAATTCTAGATGCGTTATCTGCTATAGTTAAAGCTGTTTCTACTGGACCTTCTTTCCCTGAGAAAAATTCTAGTAGTGCTGCTCCTGCTTGTCCTAATGCTGCAATCCAGGATCCTGTTCCAAATGCACCAAGTCCAATTCCTAACTTACCAAGAGCTTCCATTGCAGTATCAATATTTCCTATATTTTCTATATCACCGATACTTAATAACGTTTCTACTTCTGATTTAATATGTTCAGCAAACGATCCAGATCCTTCTTGTTTTGTTAATTCGTAGAATGCCTGTGCTCCTGCAGCTGTTCCAGATCCAATTCCAAATGCTCCTAACCCTGTTCCTAACCCTGTAAGAGCAAGGGTAACTGCACCACTATCTTTTAATAGTTCTAAATTACCTCCTGCAGAATCACCAATTGAAAGAAGAGTAAGAACGTTATTCTTAATAGTCTGAGCCCAATCTTCTTGACCTTCAAATTTAGCTATAGCTTGTGCTGATGCACCAGCTGCAGTACCAAGGGCAAATATACCTAAACCTACGCTTAATCCTGTAAGTGCAAGTACAAGAGTTCCTGTATCACCCAAAACATTTAGATTACCCCCACCGGAATCACCAATTGATAATAATGTTAATACGTTGTCTTTAATAGATTGTGCCCAATTCTCTTGTCCTTCGAACTTAGCTATAGCTGTAGCAGTAGATGCTCCAGCTGATCCAACTGCAAATGCTGCAAGTCCAATCCCTAATCCTGTAAGTGCAAGTGTAAGAGTTCCTGAATCACCCAAAACATTTAAATTGCCTCCGCCTGAATCACCAATTGATAGTAGGGTCAACACATTTTCTTTAATTTGTTCTGGCCATCCTGGAGTTTCGAATCGAGTAACAACTGATGCTGCACCAGCTCCAATTGCAAATGCTGCTAAACCAACTCCTAATCCTCCAAGGGTAAGAGCTAATAATCCTGCCTCTCCAAATGCTTTGAGTGCACTTCCTTCCCTAGCAACTAATTCATCACCAATAGAGAGTATAGACATAATGTTATTTTTAATCTTCTCCCCATCCATATCATTAATTTCACCAAGGAGATATCCTCCTCCAGCGAGTAGTGCACCTATACCAGCTGCTCCAGCACCAACGCCAAGTCCAGCACCCTTCAGAAGATCTCCCGCACCACTTAATAATCCAGGACCACCGCCTTCTCCCCCTGAAGAGGCTGGGGCAGAAAATCCTTGTGCAATTGAGTCTCTAATATCTTCAAAAACCTGCATCCTTTCCATTTCTTTTTCATTCTCATCACCCTTTGAAGCCTCTGCAGATTTCACCATAGAGTCTAAAGTTTCCTTTATACTCGTATTAATCTTTTTGGTTTCTAATAGATGTCTTCGAGAATTTCTAGAATGGTCATCTGTTGATTTAGATAGCTCATTATTCTTAGCCATCTGCTCAATCAGTTGTTGGAACTTATCCTTTTTCTTTTCTCTAGGATCTTGTGGTTTTTGATCTTCAGCCATTTCTTATGCCCTATTTTTTAGTAAAAGCCTGAGCACCAAAGAACGCTGCAACGATTGCTGCAACTGAAACGAAGTACGTTGCTGCCATATCACCGAGAATATCTGATGCCTTTTCTAATCCAAATAAAGATGCTAATACTACGGCAAATGGATATAATAACATTCCAAAAAGTGCAAACCATGCCATAGAGCGTTGTGCATCCCTCATTGCATCCATATCTTCGAGTTCTTTTCTTCTGAACTCTAAGTACATTCTTTCTTCTTCTTTCGATACTTTACCATCTCCGTTTGTATCAGCCGGATGATAATTACTTTTAACTTCTTCTGTCATTTATAACCCCTTAAAGCCTTTTTTCGACTTTATCTTTTGGTTTTCTTCTTCAATGTACTGTTGTAGAAGCGCAATGTATATCTGTCTCTCCCATGGCATCATCTCTTCTAACTCTGTCAAACTATACCTATGGTGTTGCATTAAGGCAAAGTTAGTTTGATAATAATTTGTTAAGCTCTCATGCGAGAGACCTATGAAAAAAAACTGTTTAGACCCTTGAGCTCAAACTCGTTTTCCTCTTTACAGGACTCACACTTAAACTTACTGCCATATACTATAGCTGGAGATTCTTTAAAGAATCCCTGGATTTTTCTAAATTGATCACCACTAAGGGTATCAATAAAATCAAGGATAGACTCTTTCGATTCTCCTGAAACATCATAAACATTGTCTTCATCAAAGATGGTATCCATACAACTACCAATTATTTCCATTACACCTTCAACAGAATTTAATTTTTCTGGATTCACACCTTGTAGTGTCTTTACTGTGGGATATCTCATCTTCACACCAACACCGGTTTTTTCATCCAACATAATAACTCTGTCTTGATCTAGGTTAGACACATTAACATCGTCAACATTAACTGTTACTGGTGTCATATGATCACAAGACTTACATTTAATCTTGATATCCATATTCTCACCAACAGACTTACCGCGTAAGTCTAAGAACAGTTTCTCAATGTCAAACATTGTTAATTCGTCCATATCATCAATATCATAACAAGACTGAATAACATCCTTCACTGCATTCGAGATCTGAACAACGTCATTTGACTCTAATGCTATCATTAATACCTTTTCCTCTTTTACAAGGTAAGGTCTCATACTTAATTTTTTCCCAGTAGACGGCAAATTTACCGAATAACGAGGAACATTCAACTTTGGTAATGCCATTATATTCTCCTATATTATATTATCGCATCAATTACTGCTCGAATAGCACTTCCTGTACTACTGAGCGGTCCTTCTGGGACCCAATTATCGTAACTCAATTGCACTGTTACCTTTTGTACACTATTATCAGATGTATTATTTAATTCAATTGCCTGTAATGATGTAGGAAAGGCGTTTTCTAATTTCACGCCGTACACTGGAACATCATCATGGTCTAATTGTTGAATAATAACATCTGTAGTGAATTCTTTTTTATAGGATAGTCTATAATTTTGATCTATTATAGAACCCATCCAATCATCAAACAAAACCTTCATAGAATAATCGTTTGTAAGAAGGAATGTAAGACTAACATCCTCATTTATAAATGTATAAGGAATTTTAACTGATTGTTTGTGTGCCATATAATCGTGAGTAGTGATTTGTCTTCCAGGTAATTGTGCACTCTCACAAAGCAAAGATATATCTCTCGGATCATTGATCAGATTCTTTACATTAAATCTTCCACCAATTAAAGATCCGATAATAGCCTGAGGATCTAGATTTAACAATGAAGCCGAAGGAGGTGTAAAGATTACATTGAATCGATTTGTCTTCGCGAGACCTCCTTTCTTGGATATAATCGCTTTCATATCTTCTACTGTGTTTGCCATTTTTATCCTCTCGCGATACGTACTGAATCTGACCAGACCTTTCTCTTATCAGATTTCTTAAACTGTTCTACTGGTAAGAATATTGCTATCTCCCATTCCGACATCGGAACACGAGCGAATCTAGACTTTACGTGACTACTTAAATAATGCTTAAAGCAAGGCTTAAATTCTTTATACTTACGAGTCTTTGCAAGTAAATCATATCTCATTCTTAATCTTGTTTTATCTGTTACGTTCTTAGGAGCTGTTTCCATTAAAGCATCCAGGAATTTTGCTCTTACATTATAGTTCAAATAATGGAGATTTAATCCGTGGAATCCACCTGGTGCTGGTTGTATCATAATGGTAAGAGGAAATCTATCATAATAAGGTAGTTCTTTTTTCATCTTTGGATCATAGAAATACATGTACATGTTACCCCAAACTGTTCTATCAGTCTGTTCTAATCTATCATCCTTCAAGAGGGTTGTTCTAGGAGGTACTCTCAGATCTTGTACCTTGTTTTGGAACCATTTACGAGATCTTGTTGTCCTAGACTGTATTCCTGCTCGGAACGCTTGTGCTTGTAGTGTGTCAAATAAACTTGCCATAGTACTATTTATATTAAGATTTCAGTAGTTTGATGCCTAGATTCTTTAAAGTATCTTCGGTCCAAACCTGGAACTTCCAACCTTTATGGTCTGCATACTTCTGAGCAGCATTCCATTTATCATTGTTCTTAATATAAGTCATGACTTCATTGATATATCTCTTGGTCTTTCTCTTGGGTTGTTTTGGGGGTTGTGTCTGTTTTTTTGGCTTAATTTCCACAAGAATAATCTCTTTTGTGTCTAATTCCACCAATAGATCAACGTAATATCTGTGTATACGATTGTCTATCTGACACTTATATGGTACAACAATCTCTTCTGAGTTCCATCTCTTCACTCTTGGATTGTCCTCGCACCATCTGAACACTTGCCTTTCCCATAACGATCTGTATACAACTGAATCTGGATTGCCAAGGTACTTGGATTTATTTTTAATTGTATATCTTCCTTTGTAACTCATATAAATAATACCATAAAGTTTAACTATATTTATACGGAGAAAGAATGGCTGAACAGAATGAAGAAACACCAATATTGGTCTTTCCAGCTGATCTGAGATCGAAAGTTTCAAATGGAAGTCCTCACGTAAGATTCTCTCTTATCAAAAGAGGATCTCCAGAGAAGAAGATTGTTCACCTATACATGCCTCAGGGGGTTTCATTTCCTGATGCAATGGACTATGGAACACTCGATCTAGGACTGATTGGTGGTGCAATTAGTGTTGTAAGTGAATTCATGGAAACAGGATCAGTAAGTGGTACAACATCAGATGCAATTGCTGCTTCTCTCCAGGCAAATATATTGGGATCAGTTCTTCCAGGAGGAGTAGTTACAAACTTAGCTACAGGTGCTGCTGCAGGTGCTAGTGCCGCTGCGGGTGCAAACGCAAAGGGTGTTGCACTTAATCCATATACACAAATGGCATTCAATTCTACCCAGGTCAGAACATTTAACTTAAACTTTAAACTCATTGCAGAGTCAGAAAAAGAATCAAAAACAGCAAAAGACATAGAGAATTTCTTCCGTAAGAACATGTATCCACTGAAATCTGGTAAGCTTTCTTTGGAATATCCTGCGACATTCCAGATAGATTTCTTTTATGGATCAAAGAAAAACGACTATCTTCCTCAGATATTCGAATCTTTCTTGACATCTTTTAGCACAACTTATAACAGTACATCAAATTCTTTCTTCCGCGGAGGTGCACCATCAGAGATCGACATGAGTCTTTCATTCCAAGAAACAAGAGCACTTACGAGAGCAGATATATACCCAGAAGACCCAGCAAATGAAGATGAAGAAGGAAACAGTGAAGGAGGAGATATCTAATGTCATTTTTTCGTCAATTTCCCAAGGTTGGATATGATCTGAATCGAAACGGTGTACTCCAGAATGTAGTCAACATCTATCGATCCGTCAGACCATTACAAAACTTTGTAGACAACATTTCAGCATACAAGTACTACGAGATCAAAAATGGAGAAAGACCTGACATTGTCTCGCAAAGAATCTATGGAACACCCTCGTATTACTGGACATTCTTTATCATTAACGAATATCTTCACGATGGACTTGCTGCATGGCCAATGTCACAGGAGAATCTTTTCTCATATATCGAAGAAGAATATAATGGCTGGGTCGTGAATACGAGACCAGATATTATCAGAAACACAGACCAAATTGTCATTGATCATCGTGATTCTCTCTCAGGAAGATTCCAGATTGGAGAAGAACTCCGTGGATCAATCTCAGGCGCTCGAGGAACACTCGTACAGAAGAATCTCGATCTGAATCAATTAGTGATACAAGACACAACAGGTTCTTTTATTGGTGATCCTGACTCAATTAACCTGTCAACCGAGCTCGTAATTGGGCAAACAACTGAAGACTCAGTGTCTACATACCAGGCTTTCCGATATGCAGATGCACCACATCATTACTTCTTAACTGGGGACGAACACGAAAGACCAGAGTCCAATGGACTATTCTTTCCGGGTGCAGTACCTAATTCGCAACTATCCTATGTTTCGAATAGAGATTATCTCTTTCACTTGAATGAAGAACGCTCTCGTATGCGTATCATCGATCCGAATTATGTAGACATATTCCAGGATCGTTTCGAAAAGGTATTGAACTCAAATGGCTAGACAAACATCCAGAACAGTTACATTTCCTGATCAGCAATCCGCTGGACCACAGGCTGTTACACCAACATCATTTGTCATACAAGAAGTCAAAATGGTGGCAAACAATGGTGAAAGCTTCGAATTTACCGATCTCGTACAAAAAATTACAGTTCAAGAAAGCCTTTACAGAGGATCTTTGGACGTCGATGTATATGTGTATGATGCTGTAAACTTCTTAGAATCAGTGAAGATATCCGCAAACGAGGAGATTTCTATCTTAATTCAGCGCTCTGAATCTGGAGATTCGAAGAAATTTGACATGAAACTGAACATTGCGGAGATCATGCACTACTCAAAACCGAAGCCCGGCGCCCAGATTTACGTCTTAAAATGTATCTCTCAACACGCATTTCTGAACTCTTTAATACAGTATAATCGTTCTTTCAAAGGTTCGATTGGTAACGAGATCAGTAAAATATGTAAAGATATCGGTATATCAGATGACAGAAAACATGTGAATACAGAGTCAAAAGAGGTGATTCAGGGAATATATCCAAAACTGAGACCATTACGAGCAATACAATGGCTAACCCGTAACGCCTTTGACGATGATACACCATTCTTCTTCTACGAGACACTGAAAGGTGGTGTATACTTCGATTCATATAAAAGCATGGTCGAAAAGGAAGACTTTGGCACCTATACACACTCACCATTCTTCGAAACCGAACAACAAGTCGGTACATCAGAAGGATATGAAGCAGAAAAGTATAAAATACGTAAGATTGCCTCATCATATAACAACTCACAATTCATTTCATCTGCTGAAGGTGCCTATGCATCTACAGTACATACACTCGATATTGCAAAGAAAGAGTATAATACATACAAATATTCATATGATAACTCTATACAAAAGATGAATAACGAGGATCCTTACATCAAAGAGATGAAGTTCAAAGGCTCTTCTCTCTCAGATTATCCAGAAAGTAAGCAATATTTCATCTCATTAAACAGTAAATCCTTTGGAGATACACTCAAAAACTATCATTCTCCATGTAATCCTACAATACATAAGGCAGAAGCACATATGTCATGTATCGATGGCATTACACAAACGATCATATTACCAGGTGATTTCGATATCGAAGTCGGTGTACCAATCTATCTAGAGATACTGCGTACGGAATTTCGCGAGGAAAATTCGAATTTAAAAATCGACAAACTGTTGTCAGGAAGGTACCTCATCATTAATATAAAACATGTCTTTGATACGAAATATTTAATTGAATGTGAATGTAAAAAAGACTCCTTTATAACTCCTTTAAATGATATAGTAGATAAGATAGAAACAGAAGCAAATGAAGTAATAGTGGAGGAAGGAACATAATGAAAAGAAGTGATGATCAGTTTCTCTCTGGGAGATTCGAATGGTTTATTGGTGTAGTAGAAGATATAAATGATCCGGATAAAATAAACAGAGTACGTGTACGTTGTTTTGGTTATCATACAACAGATACAAATAAGATCTCTATAGATTCTTTACCATGGGCAACAGTAATGATGCCTACTACATCTGCATCATATAAAGGTACTGGATCAAATCATGAGTTAATGGTTGGTTCATGGGTGGTAGGATTCTTCCGTGACGGACCAAGTGCACAAGATCCGATTATAATGGGATCAATTGCAACACAAACAGATGGTGTTACAGATATACCTACAGAGACACAAGACAATTACCCAAATCGTAAAGTACATAAGACCGCGGCGGGACATACGATTGAAATGGATAATACAGAAGGATCAGAAGAGATTAAAATAGAACATTCGTCTGGTTTATCCCATATAACATTTAATACAGATGGAAGTATATCTGTAATTGCCCCGGTGATATATCTCAATGGCAACCCAAATTAGTCTACCTTGTAACGGTACATTATTACCAACCAAAGCGGATTTGGTAAACATCTTTACACAGATTACATCTCTTTCTGTGGACCTTTCACTCGAAGAAGAGATAAGAGATCAAGTACAAGAAATATTAGATCAAATAGAATCTTTATTAGGGAATTGGCCGATCTCTCTTTCTGATCCAATATATGGTACACTGAAGATACCTGAATTGGAATGGGAAAGAAGAGTAACAGCAATGTTACAAGAATATCATTTATATGTTCAGGTAAGGATATTAGAATTAATAGATGCAATCATACCAATAGACTTCGAAATTCAGGTGGGGCCCGGTTTGAGTGTAGATATATTGAGACTCTTCTCAGACCCGGGGTATAGGGCCACTCTCAAAAATCAGATATGTGATGATTTAGATACATACTATTCTCTGCTTGTACCGTCAGATTTTCGTACGTATGCTGGAGAGTTCGGCATTGATTCTTCTGATATACGTTGTGAGATTGCCTGGTCTAACCTAATGGGTAAACTGAATGTTTCTGCCCTTGGTGTATTACATAATATACTTGGTGCAGTCATTGATAAGTTTAAGGTGATATGGGATGCATTAGATCTACCTGAACTACCTGACCTTGCTGCCATTGATGTTGAATCCCTTGTAAGAGAGAAGATTGAATCTTTGAGAGAAGATCTGAGAAATGCTCCTGATGATCTGAAACAAGAGATAAGAGATCAAATAGAAAGTTCTTTACTTGAATTACAAATAGGTCCTTTCTCTCTCGAAGAGATTATAGGTGGTTCAATTGAAGATAAGATTGTTTCTTCTGAAAGAAAGATTGATCGCTTCTTAGAAGGATTAAGAGACTTTGGTCAGAATTGGCCGAAGTATCTCTTATTGAAGTGGATGGAAACTGTGAAGAAGTTCTTTGATGCGATTGGCCTGGGGGCCCTGTTTGAGTGGGTGACATTTGACTGGTGTGACTTCCTCGGGGTTATAGGCTTTCCCCGAACAATATCGCTCCCGGACGGCATTACAGTTTCTCTTCCGGAATCCTTTTCCGGCGCTTTAGAATCGGGTGAAGGAATCGCCGACGCGGTTGAGAATTATATCAATCCGCCTGCTGAAGGATCATAAATAATACTATGGCATCAAGTACTATACAAATATCAGACTCTTCTGGCGTAATTGGAGATACCCAGCGCGCCAAGGTCGTGGCGAAGAAGAAAGAATGGAGTGATCTGGACCTTTCCCTAAAGCTTCATCCAATCCGTAAGGATATAGTACCGCTAAGGGATGAAAAGGCAGTAAAGAACGCTGTCAAGAATTTAATCTTAACAAACTTCTATGAGCGACCTTTTCAAGCAGCCACCGGCGCTAACCTCCGAGGTTTACTCTTTGAGCCCGCAGATGAAATTACAAAGCTGGCTCTTCAGGAATCGATTCAGAGAGTATTACAGGACTATGAACCAAGGGTAAGATGCAAAGGTGTCTACATCAATGATTTAAGTGATCAGAATGCATATCATATACAAGTAAAATTTTTAATTAAAGAATATGACTCAAATGAGAATGTTGAGATCGTATTGAGAAGGTTACGATAATGGCTACAAATTTAAATGTAACAGAACTAGACTTCGATCAGATTAAACAGAATCTGAAGAACTATTTAAAAACACAGACTGAATTCAATGACTATGACTTTGAGGGCTCTGGCCTTTCTACGTTATTGGATGTGCTGGCTTATAATACACATTATAATGCAATCACAGCCCACTTCAGTTTAAATGAGGCTTTTCTGGACTCAGCTCAGATCCGCGGTAATGTAGTCACCCGCGCTAAGCTATTGGGATATGTTCCACGTTCAACATTAGCACCAAGAGCCACAGTTCGTATCGTAGTCGATGTCAGTACAGAGACAGGAACTATTCCTACAACTCTGACACTGAATCGTGGAACAAAGTTAACCTCAATCGTTTCTGGTACAGAGTATCAGTATGTGGTTTTAAATACACAGACAGCAACAATCTCAAACGATACATTTACATTCAATAATGTCGTCATTGCAGAAGGCTCTTATAAGACAGTGAAGTACAGAGTGGACAATGACATTGAGAATCAGAAGTTCCAACTCAACGACTCAGATGCAGATACTTCTACATTGAGAGTACGTGTCCAAGAGAACCAAGAGTCTACTTCGTTTGACATCTATACAGTGTTTGAATCTCTTCTGAATGTTGATGAGACATCAAAGGTATATTACCTACAAGAGAATGCAAACAACTACTATGAAATCTACTTCGGCGATGGTGTGACTGGTAAGAAACCAACAAACAACAACATCGTGACTCTTGACTATGTGTATACAAATGGTGGAGAATCAAATGGAGCAAACTCCTTCTCACTCTCTTCTTCAATTGGTGGATTCTCAAATGCTTCAGTGACAACACTGGTGAAATCATCTGGTGGTGTCGAACAAGAGACAACAGAGTCAATTCGATTCAATGCTCCGCTGACATTTACCTCTCAGAACAGAGCAGTGACATCAGATGACTATAGAGCAATCATTCAGAGAGAATTCTCTAACATCGATTCAATTTCATGCTGGGGTGGAGAAGACAATGATCCGCCTGACTATGGTAAAGTCTATATTGCTGTTAAGCCTTTGACATCTGATGTACTGACCACTGCAGAGAAAGATGAGATCACTGGGGTTATTCTCAAAGGTAAGAACGTCGTTTCGATTACACCAACAATTGTGGATCCAAACTATACTTACTTAGAGTTAGATGTATTCTTTAAGTACAATCCAAACCTGACAGACCGTACAGCAGTTGAACTGACATCTGTAGTTCGTGACACAATCTCAGACTATAACTTCAATGAGTTAAATAAGTTCGACGGTGTGTTCAGGCATTCAAAAGTATTAAAAGCCATCGACGCTTCTGATCCTTCAATTACGTCTTCGACTGTGCGTCCTTATATGTTCATGAACATCACTCCCTCAAATTCAAGTGACAATAACTTTGAGCTGAGGTTCACATCTCCATTCTATCAATCAGGGCAAAGCACCACATATATCGTGAACAGTACAGCCTTTCTGATTAATAA